TTACCGCTGCCGCAAGATAACTCTCGGTAGTTATCTTAGCGTCCTCTTCGCGCGAGCTTTCTTTTTCTTTCTTCGTTCCCGTAGATGCTGCTATAAGCCCCTGCGCCTTGAATACCGCCTGCAAAAAACCGTCCGTGTTCTCAAATCCCGCAAGCCATAAGTCGGGAGGCGGAATGCTCTCGTCATAAGCCTTTGCCATAGCCCATATAATGCGAAAGGCGGTTATCGTTACGTCCTCCGCAAGTTTCTTCGTGTCGCCCTCTGCTTTTTGTATCTGAACGTATCTGTCAAGGTATTCCTCGCCAAATTGCCTTTTATAAAGCATAAGCGCCTTAAGCTTTGCCGATACGTTTATAGCCTTGCCCCCGATGTAAAGTGTGCTCTCCATTATGCCCCGTAGACCCCTTCAAAAAATGTATTATAAGCCGCCTTGTCGCTTGCTACCCTTGCCCTTAACGGCGCTTTGTAGCCTCTTATAAGCTTTGCGGCGTTTCTTCTCATCGTTATGTTTAGCTGCCTTGTTGCAATCGTAACGCCCGTGTCATTTGTCACTATGCTGTACTGCGGCCGCGTCGCCGTGCAGTCATACCAGCATTCCCTTATCTTTCCCTCGTCTGTGTTCGTCTGATATAGCAGTGCAAAATGCCTTACTTCATCAAATCCATGCTCTATTTCTACCCCGTTTTCGTCTATCTCAATGCCAAAAACATCATATAAAAAAGCAAGCGGCAAGCTTGCTATAACAAGGCTGCCGCTTACACTGCCTTTTTCTTTCCCAAAAGGTATGTCGCCAAAGTTGCTGTTAAGGGTAAGCTCTCTCTCACTTCCGCTTACCCCTAAGCTTACCGCACCCGGCATGGCTACGGGTACTCTGTAAAGCCCCGATACGGGATCGATAAGCGCATAATGCAGTTTTTTGATACCAAAGCTTACCTTCATTGTCTATTCTCCTTTTTGCCGCTGTTTATGCCGCTGCTTTCTGTGCTGCAAGTATTGCCGCTACGAGATCGGCCTTCGTGGTTATTGAGCTCGTGTCAATGTCCCATACCTCCGCTATCGCTGTAAGCTCGGTAAGGCTCATTGCATTAAGCTCCTCCTCGGTGTAGGTGGTAACTGCTGCGTCAGGCTCTTTGACCTCAGTGTACCATGTGTCGTAATCGGGGGAGTCAGGCTCTACCCAGTTATATATTTCATGGTCGTTCTCTCTCGGCATTGCCGTGAGTGAAAGTGTCTCTGTCTCGGGTGTAGCTGTTTCCTCCTTGGTCGAGCCGCTTACACCGGGGCGGTCTGCCGAGCATCTGTAGAATATATATCTTGTCTTACTCTTGTCGCCCGAGAACTCAAAGAGGAGTGCAAACTCCTGCGAGATATCGTCAGCATTTACCTTCCAACGCTTTTTAACCGCGTCGTATGTTGCACCGAGTATTTCCTTGCGGAAGTCGTCGATAACTCTTGCTACCTCAAAGTCACCCTCAAGGCCTGTGTTCGTCTCTGTCTGCGAGTAAACGATGTCGTCCGCATAGAAAGGCTCTTTTGAGCCTGTCGGGTCGAGCGATAAGCTTACCGCACCCGGAAAACGTATCGGTGTGCCATAAGTGTATTTCTGCTGCTGTGCATCAAACGTCAGCTTTGCAAAATGTACGTTTGTAAGGCCGTATTTTATTTTGTTCTTGTCATCCATTGTTTTTCATTCCTTTCTTAAATTCCTATTCTGTAGGTTGTGATGTAAAAATCACCGCCGCTTGTGTCATAGACCTCGATATCGGAAAACTCCCCTAAGTCAAAGTCGCTTGCCTTTATCCTGCTGCTGTCATAGAATATTTCATTTTCATCAAACGCCTGTTCAAGCCTGCTTTCAGGCTCAAAGCTGTTTGTCGGAAAGTATAACTCTACCTCATAGCTGCGCGTTTTGTAATAAGCGATGTTATCCGCGGAAAAATTGTCCGAGTCACCCGAGCGGTATATGATGTACGGCATATCTGCAACGCTCTTAGCGCCCTCCCACTTGTTTTCTCTCGTGGGATAAACGGCATTGAGCATTGCCGCCAGCTCTGCCTGTGTTCTTATCATAGCTTTATCTTCCTGCCTTTTTTCAGTACATCGTCTATCTCGTCCTGCACGAGCTTTGAAAAATGCTCTCCGTTAGCCTCAATATGGGGAAATTTTCGCACCTTGCCTATCTCTTTTCCGCTGCTGTCTCTGAGGACGTGACCGTTTTCAAGCAAGTGCGTAAGGTGCGGCTGCCTTGTGTTCTTGATACGCTTGCCGTATACAAGTGTACCCTTAAGGTCTTTGTCCTGCTGTACTTTCCACCCGTCTCTGTAATATCCGGGCTTAAATACCTTGACATCGCCGCCTCTTACATATCGCTTTTTCCCCGCCTTGCTCTCAACGAGTGCATTTCCCGTTATCTTCGTGCGCCGTCTGATTATCTTCTTAGACACGGGGCTGTCCTGCATTACCTTTTCTTTGCAGGCCTGCGCTCCCTTGTCTATGGCTTTGCTCGATGCCACATACGCATCATCGATGTACTTTTCCAAAATATCATGGATCTGCTGCTGTAGGGTTTTCTTCGGCCTTGCCACTGTACTTCGTCACCGCCTTGCAAGATAGCCTTATCGTCTCGTTTTTGAACTTAAAATTGTCCGTGTACTTTATCTTGTAAACTACTCCCTCAAACATCACCCTAAAGTCCTGCTTGCGAATGAGTATGTCCTTAAACAACTTCGAGTATCTTACAGTGAAGATAATGTCTATCTCTTGATTTTCTGCCCCTGCCTGCTCGTTGTCGCGCCGCGAAGGGCTGTTGACATATGCATGAACGCTGCATAGCTTAGTAAGCTGCTTTGTGTCCGAAAGCACCTCGTTCTGTACGGTCGTTATCTCTAAAATATCGACCATGTATTTAAAATCCCCGGGGTTCAGCATATGTCCTCCCTAAGTTCCAGCCGCAGTTGTAAGGCAAGGTCGTAAAATAACCGCCTTACGTTGTTTTGGCTTATCTCACTTGTGGTGCGGTTGTCGTACAGATCACCTATCACCATAAGCTCTAACTCTTTTGCTTTTGGGTCGTCCTCATCATATCCGATGCCTATAGCCGATATCATCCACCTGTTCGCTGCACCTATAGCCAGCTTTAACATTTTTTCGTCGTTCTCGTCTGCGAGATCAACGCGTAAATAAGCCTTTGCCTCGTCAAGTGTTATCATCGTCTTAAGCCTCCTTTATGATGTAATTATCCCTGCGCCGCAAGAATAGCCTCGATTATCTCAGCCTTTGTGTTCGAGTCTGTAAGCCCCTCGATGCCTAAGCTCGTCGCCAGTTCAAGTAACTGTGCCTTGTTCATGGCGTTGAGCTGACTCTCAGTGTATGTCGTATCAGATGTGTTGTCATCTGATCCGTCATCGGGGGCTATTACCCCACCGGGATAAATCCGTTAACAAGTGCGGCTGTATCTCTTGCAACGCAGTCAAATCTTGTGATTGCTCTTACAAAGGTAAGATCCTGCCTGAATGCGTTGGAGTTTCCTACTACCGCAACATCGCTCTGCTTAAGTGTAAGGCTCTTGCGATCAAAGAACCAGATAGCCTCATTAAGGTCGCCGATGAGGAAAGGTATTCTGCCGTTTTCACTGTCAGTCGGCAGATCTGCATTGGGAATAACTGTGATAGGCACTGTCATTGCACCCACAGCAAGCCTCATGGCCGCAGGATTTGTCGGGTCGGGTGTGAGCAGATATCTCGCATTGTTATCTTTCAGGGTGTCAAGCCACTGTAATCCGTCATCGTTCGTGTAAATGCGGCTTGTGTTCTTGAACGCCTGACCGAGCGTTACGTTGAGCGCCTTCTTAATACCGTCAAGGTTAACAAGCGCTGTCGGGGTGCTCCATGCATCATCAGTGTTGATAGTGTTAAGGATCACCTTGTTCACTGTCACTCTCAGCTCGTTTCCTGCCCACTCGACAATATCTCTTACAATGTTCTCGTCCGTGTCTTCAAGCAGCTCGTCTGTCATCTCGTAAATGCCTGCATACTTCTGAATGTTGTACGAAAGTCTGTCATACTGAGGTGTATCATTAACTCCAATGTCACCGTGCTCAGCTACGGGTGCAAAGCCTGTCTGATTAGAGCGCTTTTTAAAAGTCCTCTCACCTGCGTTTGTGGTTACATTGCTCTGCCTTACATACTGTAAGAGGTTTTCCTTTGCATCTCTCAGCTCATAAGCACGTGTTACAATGTCATCGGATACTGTGTAGCCGCCGTTAGCGTTTGAGCCTTCACTCATAGCCTTGTAGTCAACAAAGCCTGCTCTTGCTGCTCTTGCAAGTGCCTTTTCAGATGTTTCCTTCTCGGGCTTTGCTGCTTTTTCGGGCTTGCCTTCAACGGGCTTTGCCTTCTCAGCCTGCTGCTCGGCTATGAATTTTTCTGTCTCTTCCTCAGCCTTTGCAGCCTCATACTCTTCTCTTTTTGCCTTGATCTCAGCCATTGTGGACTGGTACTTCTCGCTCTCGCCCTTTTCTGCGAAAGCCTTTGCCGCTGCGTTAAGCGCGATTATAGCGTTAAGCAGCTCCTGCGATCTTGTCATTTTGTTGCCTCCTTACTTTTGTTCTGCCTCGGTAAACGCCCAAAGCTCGGAAAGCTCCAGCTCTGCGGTGTCTATCTCGGGTGCTGTCTCTTTGTCTGCTTTTGTATCTTTAAGCTTTAAGTCCTTCTCATAGAAAGCCTTATCGCCAAAAGCCTTTACTGTTCCTGCCCTCGGCTGTGCAGGTACGGCCACGAGTGATAGCTCGTAAGCCTCCTTAGCACCGTCAAGGAAGAATAGGCACGTTTCCTCCGCGCCGTTTTTCTTGTAAGTCCTCCCGGGGAAGTGCGCGCAGTATTCCTTTGTATTGTCCGTGCCGCATATCGAGCATACTGCCGACTTCATTTTAAAGCCCGTCGATACCTCTTTCTTTATGCCTGCTTCGATCTCCCCGATGAGGTCTTTGTTCGTGTCATTCCTTAGCATATATGCCTTAGCTATCAGCTCCGTGTGCTCTTCACCTCGCTCATTCTTGCGCGAGCTGTCAGCCTTAAGCTCCGTGTCATATATCCTCGCTACCTGATTGTTGGCACTGTGCCAATGGTCCTTGATAACGGGTTTTCCGATATAAAGGCTTTCAAGGTCTTTAAGCGCCTGCGCCGTAAACGGCTCGTAATTCCTGTCGTCAAGCTCATTGTCACCTACCATGGCCTTAAACGTGTAAACGTCCTCCGCCTTAAGGGGAGAAAGCGTGTACTTGTTTATCTTTGCAAGCTCCTCATCGGTAACACTCTGCTCGCTTATCTGCGCCGCCTTGTAGACCTTGCCGGTCTCAATGTTTTCCTTTTCGTTCTCATTCATTTTGTCTGTCACCACCTTCCGCCTGCGCCGTTCTGTTGTATTGCTGCCCGACCATTTCAATCGGAATGTTCGTGCCGTTGCCTATCAGCTTGTCGCCGCCCTCTACGGCAGGCAGGTCAAGCTGCTCTCTCGCCTCGTTCGGGGTGAATATAAAGTTCGACACTCCCGAGCGTAGGTTGTTCATCTGCGCCTCCTGCGTTACTCGCAGGATAACGCGCGTATCAAACTTAGCCTCAATGCCTTCCGCCTGCTCCTGCCTTGTAAACAGCTTGTAGGTGAGCTCCTGCTCATACTGCTCTATAATGAATAACAGCGTTTCAACGTAAAAACTTATCTGCTGCGCTTCCTCCGAGGAATAGCTTGATTTGCTGTAATCGCCTACCTGTGTCGGCTTAATTCCGAACGCGGCCGCTATTTCAAGCGCCGATGCCTGCTGTATCGCCGCAAACTCATTGTCCGCAAGCTTTATATTAAGCGGCTGAATGGTCGCCCCGAGCGGCGCAGGAATGAAGTTCTTTACACCCTCTTTTTCGTATTTGTTCTCGGCATAGTCGGAAACAAGCTTTGTAAACTTCTTTACATTCTCATCGTTCAAATTCCCCGTATATTGCAGCACGGCCTTTGCCATAAATCCGCTCTCATACATCTGATTAAGCATATCCTGCGCTTTGCCCTGCCCCGTGATGTAATCTCTTAGCTGCTCACATACGGGTATTCCCATAATACCGTCGCGCGTGTTGCTCGTCCTCAGATGTATAATTTCTGAACTTTTAAAAATGTACTCTTTGCCGCCTGCCGTGT